TATTTATTGTTGCAGTACCACCAAATCCAAGTTGAAAACTATGCGATGTAGTTCCCGCTGATTTGCTAAAAATAGCAAAAATTTCAAACTCATACACAGTGCTTGCAGACAACGTACAGCCAACATTGAATATGCTTTGTGCGGTAGTTGTAGTTGCAGCTGCCCCCACAAGATTTGAATCAAGTCTGTAATACTGTTGAGTCGGAACAATGCCTCGCTGTGTGCCAATAGGTGTAGCCGCAAAGATGGGGCTTGTATATTCAATCTGCCCTGCGGCGGCAGGACTTGATAGTGTGTCAGAAGTTAAAACAAGTATTGACATGATTATCCTTATCGAAGTTCAAACCAAGTTGTGGTTGTTGATGTTCCCGTACCTTGAACAACTGCATAAGTTGCGCTAGTGGGGACGATAAAAGTAAATGCTATTGCTGCCGAAGCAGAAGGCGCACCACCTGATCGTGCAACAGTAACACCTCCAACTTGGCCGAAAGCAACTCCGTTTGCACTACTATTTGTTCCTGCCCAACTAACAAAAATTGGTTTCCCAGTTGAATTGGTATAGGTTGTTCCAAGTACTCTGCTTGCGGCTAAATCACTGTAAGCTTGTCCTGTTGCACCGAGCATAGACAACTCACCTGTTGCCGCTGGTAGCGTTGCCGTATTCGTGCCAGCAACAGCAGGGGCTGATACTGTGATAGCCCCGCTGGTGTCTCCTGAAATAACGACTGATGACATATATTTCCTTTACAGAACAACCCAGCGAGCGCCGGAGGGGACAGTGACAGTGATGCCGCTATTGACGGTGATCGGGCCAACAGACATTGCGTTAAAGCCAGTGCTGAGAGTATAGTTTGTTGTGACAGTCTGGCCGTTTTCCACAAACACCTGGTCAGCGCCGCCGCCAGTTGCGCCGCCGCCCAAGGCACCCCAAGCTGTTGCGCCGTAGCCTTCAAACTTGCCGGTCGTGGTGTTGTAGCGCACCATGCCGGTGACGGCGGTGGGGCGTTGGCCGGTGGTGCCTACGTTGAGCTTGGCGGCACCTGTACTTGTGAAATTTACTTGGCCTGAAAAAGTAACCGTACCAGTGGCCGACAGTGTGGTGAACGCGCCGGTGTTGGGTGTGACGTCGCCAATGGGAGGTGGGGCACCAAAAGAAGTGATGTCCAACGGGATGGCAATGTTGTCTACGGTGTAGAGCAACACCTCCGTAGCGGTCTTGACTATGAACTTGTAGCTGGTGGTGTTGAGCAACCAGATGTTGGCTTGGCCAAGCGAGTCCAAGATGATCGGGTTGGTGTTGGGCGTAGCAGCGGTGTAGTCGGTGTACGTAGCGATAGGTGTTGAAGTGCCAGCCGCATAGGTGTAGATTTTGCCGCCGACAAGAGGCAAGCCATCCGATCCGAAAATCTGTTGTTTGGGGGAGGGGGTTAAGCCAGCCATGTGTTTTCCTTAAGGGTATTACGGAGCCAACGCGTTTTGGTTTTGTTGTGGGGGCGCTAACGCATTTGTTACGCCAATGGTTGCTGGCGCTGCTGCTTTTTGCACCCAGCTTTTAGGATCAGATAGCAATTTTGCCACTCTGTTACGTTCAGGCCCAGGCAAACTTTCCAACAAGTCTGCGGTTGCGCCAGGTGTCTTAAACGCTTCGGTCAGTGTACCCAACGTTTTTGAGCCAATCTTGTTTTCAAGAATTTGCATGGCCTTGTTGGTCGTTGCGGCCACAGCGGTAATATAAGACGGCAAGCGGAACTTGGACAGGTTTTGCAGCATCAGTTCTTTGAGCGCCTCTTGGCCACCCGCCACTTGAGTCTTGATGTTGACCTCGCGAATAGTTTTGGCAGCTTGATCGCGTAACACGTTCAAAGTGTTTTCACTTACCTCTTTGGCAATGTCATAGCTACCTGGCCCCAAAATCTTTTCAACTGCTTCAGGCGATTCACCTTGCACCAAACGCACAAATTCATCTTTGTTGGTCTTGTACAGTTTGAGTGCCTCGCCTGAAAGTTTCTTCTCCGCAATTTGTTGCATACCCTTGGCGTGGTTTGTCAAATAATCGCGCCAGCCAGAACCACCAGCACCTTCAATGGCGTCATCAATCAAGGGTTTGATTTTGGCCATTACCGACGCAGCAAGATTGCGTTGAGTGGTTGCGTCAACCCCTGGGCGCAATTGTTGAATTGCAGCGTTGACTGAATTTTTGCGGATGGCTTCCAAAGCAACAGCGTCAATCACGCCGTTGCTGGCCGTCCATTTGGCAATATCGTCAGCAACATTTTTTGCTGCACCAGCCAATAGGTCGTTGCCTGCAAATTCAGGTCTGTTGGTCACAGACCTGATATTTTGAATAAGCGGTGCTGTCTCCAAAGGTTTGATGCCTACAGACCTTAAAGCATCGGCAGCGCCTTGAGCAAACCGAGCGCCTTGACCAAGGTCAAGAGAAGCGTCAGCCGCTTTAGATGACCATTCATTCAACGCTTTATTAGAAAGCTGGCCAAAATTAGTGTACGGGGTTGCGCCAACGGGCAAGTTGCGTTTGATCAAGTCAAGCCGCGCCCATGCCTCGGCGGCGTTGCCCGCTTTAATCAAGTCACGCACTTTCTGAACTTCAGCAGCAGCTTCCGCACTTAACTTGCCTGCCTGAGCCTCATACGCCGCCACATCGTTACCCAAATTGGCGCGGTTGAGCGCGGCCTCACGTTGTGGGCCCGTCATAGCATTCAAATTATTTTTGGCGGATTCAAGCGTAGCGCGTGTTTCAGTCGCAGTAGTACCGCCCGCCAATTTGGCCAACGCGTTGACACCTTCGGCCTCGTTCATGTTTTTAAGGTTCAACACAAACTTGGGATCACTGGCCAAACGGCGTTCGATCAAAGCCTGCCATGTGGGGTTGGTGATGTTGGCCGTGGCTTGTGCTGCGCTAAGGTTTGGTGGTGCAGTGCGAAGCGCGTTAAGCACTTGGGGCAAATCATCACCCAAAGCATCACGGGCAATCTTTGCGGCTTTTTGTGCTGGTATTTGACGCAAGTCCATTGCAGCGCCAATTACTTTACCAACGTACGGGGCCACAACACGACCACCAACTTCGTATGTTGAGCCTTCCAACACATTCTTAACCGGCTCAGTAACCACAGCCGCGCCTTCACGCGGGGCTTTGCCACCAATATAAATGTCAGCCAAGTTAAGCGCTTCTTGCGCCATGCCGTAGCCTAGTCCAGCGCCGCTGATTATGCCTGGAGGGCCAAACGGGATACCAGCGTATGCACCCCCCGCTGCGCCCAACATGCTTACGGTTGGGGCAACAAACTCACGAACTGTTTCATATGTTGTGGGCTCTGCGCGGGCCGCAGGTATCTCAGACGGCGCGTCTGCCGAGCCCATTGCAGTGGCAATGCTTTCGCTAATTTGTTTGGCAACACCTTGCACGCCAAATTTTTCATGGATAGCTTGCTTGGTGGCTTCGTTTGCGTTGACGTAGTTTGGGTCTTCAGGCGCGTACTTTAAAAAAATAGCCGCCTTTGTCGCATCGTTTGCGTTGACGTAGTTAGGATCATTAAGGATCGTGGCTAAATCGGCCATTTATTTTCCCTTCAACAGGGGGTTGTTGGCGTCGACAGCGCCTGCGGGTGCTTTACCTTGATTCTTGTAATCATAAGTCAGATCATACGCTTCACGCACACGTTGTTTGGACACCCTAGTTGCGTTAGCAGCTTCCGTTAACGATCTACTCAAATCAGCGGTGTCTTGCGTACGGTTGATAGGCGCAAACGCATCGCGCAAGTATTGACCTTCTTGGTTTGATACGTTGCCCAACGCGCCGCCAGTCGGGGACGATGCTCGCATGTTTTGCAATTCTTGAAAGCCGCCGCGAGCAACAATGCTGTCGTACAACGCTTGCGCTGCACGGGCGTCTTTGGTAAGCGCAGGTGTGCGGCCATAAATCAAACCTGAAATTCCAGATAGGCCAGGGTGCTTGGCCAGCCTTTCCAAATCAGCAGCCAATTTATCTGCGCTTGACTCAAACGTCTTGACCGCAGATGTGGCGGCGGGGAACTTAGCTTCACGCGCTTGAATTTCTTTTGGCGCTAAACCTTCCATTGCAGAAGCGGGGGCCATACCTTTGCTTATGGCTTCTTCACGGCTGACATATTTAACTTTTCCGTCATCGCCGACAACTGCAACCGGCGCTGAAGGCGTTGCAGAACTTACCGGTGCTTTTGGAACTAAGTCAGCATAGTTTCCAGACACGTTGAACTTAGCTACGGACTTAGGCGTGTAATCCGCAGGGTTGACATTTCCAATTGCTTTGTCTGCTTTGCTAGGTTTTAAAACCAAATCTGCATAGTTGCTTGACGTAGCAAACTTAGCTACAGATTCTGTAGTGTAACTATCAGGGTTGATATTAGCTATAAGTTTAGTTTCTTTTGCATCCCTTAACACCAAGTCTTCATAGTTGTTTGACGTCATAAATTTTTGCACAGACGCTGGTGTGTAATTGTCAGGATTGATATTGGAAACTGATTTATCAACTTTTGCTGGCTTTAAAACCAAGTCTGCGTAATTCCTGCTTGTTGCAAATTTAGCCAAAGATTCTGGTGTGTAATCCGCAGGGCTTACGTTAGCAATTACGGTATCCGCTTTTGGTGCCTTTAAAACCAAATCCGCATAATTACCTGATGTGGCAAACTTTTGCACAGAGTCAGGTGTGTAATCCGCAGGGTTGACGTTACCCAAATTTGTATTCTTAATGTCAACTTTTTGAACCAAGTCAGCGTAATTGCCTGTTAGATTAAATTTTGCAATTGATTCTTGCGTGTAATCTTTTGGCGTGATAGCCGCAAAAGTAGAACGGCGTGGATCAAGCGCGCTTTCAAATTGCTTAACCAACAACTCACGTTGTTTTGCCCAACCAGGTGCAGAACCATATTTTCTGTCCCCGCTTTGTATTTCGGCTTTGATACTGTCCGCAGTTTTACCCTGCGGCGCGGCCATAGCATTGACCTGCTGCGCTGGCGATGCGGTAGAAGCAAGGGCGTTGGTTTGCGTTCCTCGGCTTACCGGCGCGGTAAACGCGGTTTCAGGTGTTATTGATGGAAGAGACGTAGTTGTAGGCCCCGCCGCAGCTTCAGGCGATTGGTCTTGCATAAACTGAGCTTGTTGCCGATACGTCAAAACTGTTTGGTTTGCGTCAAACAAACTTTGGCCCGCTGCTCGGACTTTTGCGTTTGGATGCCGCAACATTTGCATAGCCGCATCCATAGGGTCGTCAGTAGTTGCGCCGTTTTTCTTGGCTGCGTCCATAACTTGCGCTACGTAATCTTGCGCTTCTTGCGCTTCTTTAATCGCCATCCGAGTTTGGCCCAACTGTGCTTGCGCCAATTCGTTTTGAGTACCCGCAGCTCTTCTTTGATCTTGAGCAGCCAAAATGTTTTGCACTTGGCCATACTGCGTCAGTGGGTCGTTCAACTGAAGTTGTTGAACACCAAGGGAAATTCTAGGATCAATAGGCATAATTTATCCTGTAACAGAAGAATAGTCGCCAGGCACATTCGTGCCGTATCCTTTAGGCATAAATCTGTTGTTTAATGCGTTTGCTATGTTTTGACTATTTGAATAGTTTAAATACGTATTCAAACCGCCCGTTAAAGCGTTTGCGCTACCGACATAGCCAGACGCCCGCGCCGCAGCCGCGCTGCCTATAGCGTCGCCAACATTTGAAGCCATCTGCTGACCTTGCTGACCTATTTGTTGGGCCGTGGATTGACCCATACCTGTCATAGCTTGCAAAGGTTGCAGACGAGCGGTACGTTCGGCCTGATAGCGGTTGAATGCGTTGGTGTACTCTTGCGAGCCCATTTCTTGACCAAATCGCGTAAGCGCTTTGCCAGTGCCGCCAGACAGCAAACCACCACGGGCCGCAGCGGATCGTTCTAAGGCTTTTGTGCCTTCGCTTAATCGAAATGCGTAGCCTGGATCGGCTTGAAATTGATCCATGCCAAATGGCGTGTATTTTGATGCAGCTACTAGCTCAGGTAATGCATTGACGCCCACGTCGTAGAAAGGTTTTTGCCGTGCAACGTCTTCTTGGTATTGTCGGTATTGCAAATCAGATGAGCGATCCATTGCGTCAGCTTGCTTGCCTGCCGCTTTGTTTGCTGAATACGCGCTGTATATGGTGCTTGCTGCAACGGCTGTTCCTACCCATGTCATATCAAACTCCTTGCGCCGGTATTTGCGGCAATGCGTCAACAGATGCAATCAACCCCAAATCGTCGTATGACGGGGCGATAACTTCATGTTCAATCTTATCTAGCTCAGTTTCAGACTCAAATTCAGTCAAATGGACAGTCGTCCATATTGTGTCTTCTAACGCGCGAACCACGCGTTTCAACCCAACCTCTGAGATAAACGTGCAGGGCGCTTTTAAATGTTTTTCGCCAAACTCGGTGTACACGATGACTTCACCTTGCGTGATGAAATTAAGGTGTTGATGCCGATGTATTTTTCCTATTACTATTGAACCTTTGGGTAACTTTATTTCTCTGGCGTAAGTGCAACACCCATACTTTTCATCTTTAGGTGAAAAATAATGCTTCAACGTGCATTCTTCAGCAATAGATTCCACTTCGCCATTGGCGATCATGGCGTCTAATCCAGCTTGAACAGTCAAGACGTTTTGACGGAATTTAACCTTATCAACTAAATCGTTCACGAGATTTCCCTTCCGCTGACGCGCATGTTGATTGCGCTGGCTGTGCCTGCGATTGTGGAGATAAACCCGCCAGATGGCAAGATGTGGCCAACAAGCTCAGGAAAGATGTACGTTTCAGACGCGGCCAAGGATTTGGCCTTGACGATCAAGTTGTCGTTGCTGGCGGTGCCCGTGGCAGTGATCAAGTTGACGCTAATGGTGGCCGCCGAGGCGCTGTAGTTGGTGGCGGTGAATTTGTCAATGATTGTGGTCACGCCATTGGCCGTGTATTGCGTTGTCTGAGTCGCCTCAACGGTTTTGGCTGGCACTAGATTTTTGGCAGTTACAGTCATTGAAGCACCTTTTACAAAACAACCCAGCGGGAGCCGGACGAAACCGTCACTGTCTGACCGCTAGCAATGGTGATCGGCCCAGCCGACATGCCTGAATTTCCAGTGGCTATAGTGTAACTTGTTGAAACGGTTTTGCTGTTGACCTGAATACCATTACTGGAAATATGTATGGACGAGGTAAATTCGCCTGTAGAAGGCTTGTACAGCAACTTGGCGTTGCTGGTGTAAATTGTGGTTGGGGTGCCTGTTATGGCGTCGGCAAACAACGGGAAGACGTTGGTGGCCGTGGCGGTGTCATTACTGAGCGCCGCGCCTGATATTACCGTGGCCCATGAACCGTCACCCCGCCAAAAGGTTGTGGCTGACGCGCTGGTGCCGCTGTTCAGATTGGTGACCGGTAGATTGCCGGTAACTTGGGTGGCCAAGCTTACGTTACTCAATGTGCCGCCCAACGTAATCGTGCCAGAAGTTGTAATAGTGCCGCCGGTCAAGGTAATTCCGTTGACCGTCCCCGCAGTACCCACTGACGTAACCGTACCTGTACCGCCGCTAGCTGGCACAAACGGCGGCGCAAGTTGCAGGTCATCCAAAGATGTCTGGTTGTTGCCGCCGCCGGTCAACGTAAACAAGTTCAGAAAGAACCGGTACCACTCACGCGACATCAACCCCGTGCGGGGGTCGATAAACTCGACCCGCGACGAAGGTAGGTTCGTTATATTGAGTTGTTCAGGCATTGGTCGGGCTCAGAATCAATTCAGCGCCCATGATGGCGACCTTTACAGGATCGGTGCCAGACACTTCATAAACCCTGTCCCGTAGCTTGAGCGTCATGCCAAGCCGACGCCAGAAGACGCGCTGATAGTACGCCCCAATCTTGCCCATTGGTGACCAATGCTCATTGCTCCAAGTATGGCCGCCATCATCAGACCAGCGCAGCATGACTTGCGGATCATCGCCTTGCCCAGTGGCCAAACCCGTACCTGATTCGCAATTTAATTGCAAACTGTGGTGCGCGGTGCGCTTCAGGTTGTTTTGACCGCTTGGCAAGGCTCGCCATGAGCGCAGCCATTTTTGAGGTTCGTCATAGTCATCGTAGACATCCAACGTCATCTGGTAAATGTTGCCATTCTCAAAGTCGCCCACAATGGTGTTGCCACCAAAGTTGCACTGACAATTGGATCGGTGACGGGTAAATTCTCCGTTGTCCCAGCCAGCACGTTCGTGCCATGCTTGGGTAGCCACATCAAACACCCACGTGGCGTTGCCGGTGGGAAACGTCAGGACGTAAAAAGCATGGCCTTCTTGCTGGTAGGTGTAGGCCACCGCGTCTGAAATATTGCCGTATTGAGCAATTGCATACTCAATGGCGTGGGTAGATATGCGTTGACCAGTGTAGCCATTGGCCCTGTAGACAATGCCTTGGCCACGGGCGTCAGTACCTAGCCAAAACAGGCCGTTGTCAAGCTTGGCCACAGAGAACGCAGCCACGCAACCAATTTCGTTGAACGCGCCTTGAATGCGGGTCAGCGGGAAGTCAGCCAAGCCAGCGTCGTACCAAACTTCAACAGAATCGGTACCAAACAACCAGGCTTCACGGTGGTCTACGATGAGCGCCACCAAACCGTCGGGCGAGCCTTCAGAGCTAGCAAAATCCAACGGATCGACCGACAGGCCGTCCAACAGCGAGGTCACCCACACCTTTTGGCTGTCTGGCTCATTGAACACAAAATAGCCGTCTAGATAGCCTACAGTCACCGCGCCAGGGAAATCTGGATCAGTGATCTGGGCAAACACGTTGGTGACTTCGTTGTAGATATAACTGTCAGGATTGCAAGCAAAGAATATCTGGGTGCCGTTGTCGGCAATGGACACGGGGCCAGTGCCGGTCACGGTGCCAAGCAAAGTAGGCACAGCGGTCATGCCCGTAACTTTATAGACTTCCAAACCTGACACCACATAAAAGTTAGACCCGTTGGTCTGATGTGCCCAAAGCGCTCTGATTGGGCCGGTGCCAATTGTTTGCAAAAAATCCAACCCAGGGCAGCGCGTTAGAAAAGCCGCCGTCTGACCGTTGTCTGGCGTGGCTTCGGGGTACAGGTTTACCATGCGATTGTTGGCAGCGTTGATGCTGCGAGCAACATAGCTTGCACCAAGAATCGGCGTTTGCATCAGTAATTACCGGCGTAAATGTTGAACCGCTGACGTGAGGCCACAATGGCGTAAGGCATGGACATGATGTCGTCAGGATTGTTGATGCGCTTGAGATTGCGCTTGCTAGTCATTGCAATCCGTTGCACTTGTGGGCTTGGCTCCACGCCAAACTCAGGTGCAATTTCCATCGCCAAATTGTAGGTGAACGCTCGCAAATAGCCTGGTGGAAACAGAATATTGGTTACCAAAGTGGCGGGCTGAGTCAACTCGTCAACCGAAATAAAGTGCCATTCCAAGTTTTGTGTAGGTTGCGGGTAAACGGTCATCGTAACGTCAGGGTAGGTCATGTTGACAAAAATGACCTGCGGGTACGTTGATGTGACAGTCTTAACCGCAATACCATCGTATTGCTGTTGATTGATAAATTTGATGCCGTAAGACACACCGGTGCCCGCGTCGATGTAGTAGGTAGCGTCATCCAGCAATACTGGCCGGTTGCCTACAAAATTACCTGATGGGCCAAGAGTGCGCGTAATTTGACCCGCAGGCCAAGTAAACGTCTGATCTTGAGTGCTAAAAACAGCCAAACGCTCAGTGTTCCATGAATCAATCATTTGATTCAACGCCATCAGCGAATCTTGAGACACGGACGCGGAAGTTGTCTCACCTTCAGCTAACACGCCAAGCAATCGCAATGCTCTATTGATTTGATCGCCAGCGGTATAGATGGCCATGTTTATGCTCCTTGTTCGACCACCTCTGGTGATCGGCTACGACGACGTTTGACTTCCAATTTATTAATTGGCTCCCCCTCAACAATTTCTTGCTGAGGAGGAGTTTTTTGGACGTGTCTTACCCAACCATTTTTTTCATCGTACACAGCCTCTGCTTCTAAACACGCAACTTTTGTTCCGTGCACAGAATGACTCATGTAGATGACTGCCATTTAGCTGACCCGATACACGTTGTAAGTCGCAGTACCTGTTTTATAGAACAACAGCTCGCCTGCTCCGCATGGCGAAGTAGACGCCACAGCGGTTATTGCAAAAGTCATTGTTCCAACTAAGGTAATTCCGGTTCCCGCTACGATTGTCACAACACCACTGGATGTACCAAGGTTCACAATTGCCAGTCTAAAACTAGAACCAACTTTTGCGTTAGTCAGTGTTGCATCAAGCAACGCTGCGGTGGGCAACGTGTAAGACGCTGCTGCTGTTCCAGCAGTTGCAACTAGCACATTGTTTGTGACTTGCGCCACGGTCAATGTTGCTGTAACAGTTGCCGCTTGGGGCGTGATTGACGTAATGTCAATTTCATTAAGGTTGCCGTCACCAAATTGGTAACCGCCGCCGACGGATGCAAGTGCCATGATAATTTCCTTTAAAAAAGTTACTGATTAGCAATCGTAGATATTAACCCCAAATGCGGCAAGCCATTGGTGGGCGGATGGTAGAAAAACCGTAGAGTACATCGATCCGGCAAGGCATCCGATCATTGTTAATATCATAATCACGAATGATACGCAGGCTAATGCCGTTATGCACAGCGCGAGCAGCCATATCGACCCCTTGTGGAAGCAACAAATCAGCAGTGGCAAATGTTATCGCCGACTTTGCATACACCAGATTTTGCGGATAGGCAGTAGACGCTGTACCAACAAAGGTAACGGCAGCATTGTCAGCAGGGAAGCTGTCAACAGTAGCCAAAGCGTTTGTACTGGTGTAAATCGGAGGACTGATAGCCATGTTTGCCAAAGCATTACTAGCGCCAGTTTGTGCAGCAGTTACAACGAATTGCTGTAATGACCCAGTTGACTCCCGTGTTTGTGGATTAACTGCGTACACATTAGCAATCGTAAACACATCACCCGCAGTCACTGTGTCAGTTGCACCAGTAAGGCCGTCAATGCTAATAGTCGCTTGGCCTTGGGTGCTAACAGCACCGTTAACCAAAATCGTACCTGCACGGGAGCCAGTGGTGTGAACCTTAATAGATTGGCTCATGTTGATCTCATCAAAGCCCAACACGCCAGTGCCCATCATGCCGTTCTTGAACTGCTTGCTGATGGTGTCGGTGGGGTTAAAGAAACCAGACATGCCGTTGACCAAACCAGCATTTGCGGCGGGGTTAACGGTGGCATAACGTGGGTTCATTGTTGCTGCATTTTCATTCAACTTTTGTTGAGCTTGCAACAAAACCAACGCGGTATTAGGCGTGGTGCCAGGTGTACCAACAGTGTTAAAAATTGATTTGTACGCGCTAGCAACGTCAGCATCAATGCTGGAAGCCAACTGGCTGATACGAGGTTTCAACACACGCTCTGCAAAGTCGTCCAATTGCATGGTCAATTCAGCAGATGTGAAGTTCACGCCAATGTGCTTTTGTGAAGCAACAGTCAGTGTGGTGAACTGTTCGTTGTCGTCCTGAACTTGCAGAGCGGCACCGTCAGTTACTAAAGTGCGGTCGGGTAAACGGATACGCAGTGTAGAACCGATCTTGGCACCTTCAACAGCAAAGCTGTCGTCGTACTGACGGTCTACGTTTCGGGTGAGCACCAGATTGTTCTCGAGAATCTCAAGAGCTTTGCGGGTGATCATGTCAATCGTTAAGATACTATTAGCCATGAAAAAAGTCCTTTAAAAATTATTTAGCGGTTGGCTTGTGCTTCCCACTTTTTTCGTTGTCTTACTCGGTCAGCTTCAATCCACTGCGAATCCGTCATGGTCTTGGTAGACCGTGGATCAGTAGTGTCATAGGCTGGGCCCCCAGAGGAGCGAGCAGTGACAGGCGAAATCGGTGCTGGCGCAGACGTAGTTCGTTTCACGGGAGGATTACTGGCCATTTTGGCCTCAATTCTCCCTATTTCTTTGGCCTGCACGATAGGCGCAAGACGAGAGATTCGTTCCGCTTCCTTGGGGTTGGCACCGAGGTAGTAAGCTACTTCAGGGCCTATGTCCGAGGCTCGGATCGACTCAGCCATCACGTCGGTAATTGGAAGTTTTGGGTTGTATGCGACTTGTTCAAAGTCATCATATTTAGCCCGCGCTTCTTCTTCCTGTTCGTGATAAGACTCAAGAATTGCAGATTGCTGCCGTGCTTGATCTCGCTGGGCAATAAGTTGTTCAGCTTTCTGGTACGCCAATGCGTCTGCATAGGCTTCAGTGCTTTCAAACTGATCGACTGACGGGATACTTGCTGGCGCTCTTAGCGTTTGCGTTTCCGCTTGGCGTTGAGTCTGCTCTCTTTCCCACTTACGTTGTTCTCTTGCAAGCCTTTTGCCAATTGCTGCATCAAGTTCATCTTGGGTAAAAACCCTCGACTCTTTTGCTTCATCAGCGACTTCCGGCGCATTTACATTTGCTTCAGGAGTGGCCGTCACTGCTGCTGCGGGCGCGGAGTCTACTTCCGCTAAGGGTTGTTGGACTTCTTCAGTCATTTTTGAATCTCAAAGATTCCCTGGTGATCCGCACCAGTACGGGTTTTGATTATTCGTATGCTACCGTAAATGATGCGGAAGTGCCACCAAGCACTAAGTACAAACCTTTGTTGAAGAACAAACCGCTAGGGATGTTCAAGTATGTTGTCCCTGCGACCAAAGTAATGGTGTCGGAAATCTTAGGGTCACCAGTGCTAGACGCGCCTGAGTCATAAACGACCAAAGTGCCCGACACAGTTGCAGAAATAAAGATGCCGTAAAGTTTGCCCGCACCAACTTTGACTTGGTTTGTTGCAGCAGCTTGCGTGTAATTAGCCATGATGTGTCCTTATGCTACGTATTTCAGTTTGTACAAAGTGCGAAGATAGATTTCAACAATATTATCTATCAACTGTTGCAATGACGAGTCTGACTTGTCTGCAACCTTATACCGAGCCTCTTCAATTTCAGCCAACGAGCTTTCTAAAAACTCAATGATGTTGGAAGTCTTCTTTGCCGAATGCAAAGTAATGGGGCCAATCAAACCATGACGGCCTTGATAGGCTTCAGCAAAATCATCAGCCGCACCAACAATCCGATCATAGAAAATGTTAAGCGCCTTGTGCTTGCTAAAGCTGCGGGTGTTCAAATGAACGCTGTGCGCCACGTCCCGTGCTAGAAACAGCAAGCCTAAAAAATCAGCGGCTTTGTGTGTCATTGTGGCATTCCCATTTGTTGTTCAGGTGGCATCATTTCTTGCTCAGGGGGCATCATCTCTTGCTGAGGCATCTCAGGCATTTCATTAGCCATATTTTGCGACTCCATTGCCGCAGCGACCACACCCATCGCAATATCTTGAATTTGTTGCTCAGTCATGCCAGCCTGCACCGCAGCAATTCGCTTGGTTTCGGCTTCGTACATCTTAACTTCAGCTTCAAAATCTTTGCGCTGCATGTCCTGCGCTTCAATGGACTTGCCGACATTCTTAAGCATTTCATGCAGTTGATCAAGCTCTTGACCCATTGCTTGCATTTGCTGCTCCGCTGCCTGCAACGCTGGCGGCTTGTCGCCGTCTTCCATGAGCTTAGGATCGATGGTCTTGGCAAACCGCTTGGCCATCTCTTGCGCGCCTGGCCAATCCATGTTCTTGACAAACAGGTCACCGGCGACAGTCCACAGTTGTGGATTGCCCTGCAACAGTTGAGCCATTGCTTCCAAGGCTTCTTGGCGCTTGGTCGCGTAGCCTGGTCCTGTGGCCACAACCACGTCGTATTTGCCGACGTTGGGGTTGTAAATTTTGTCGATCACTACGTCAGGGTTGTTCTGATCGGTAATCTTGCGAACGGCTTCAGGTTGGTCAGGGTTCAGCTTGACCATTTTGGTTTCGCCGTCCATACCAATAATGCGAGCCACGCGCTGGGTGTCGTACACCTTGGGAATCAAGTCCACCAACTGGCGCACAATATGGCGCACACCGCGAGCCAAGTTGTCGCCGTAGTGGTAAGTGCCCACATCGCCCTCGCGTTGGCGAGCCAAAATGGCTTTGCCGCTGCGCTCGTTAGATGACATACCCAAAGATGCGTTGTATTGGCCCGTAGACGATTTGATGTCTTCAGATGCACCAGCTTTAGCTTGCAACAGACCACTTGACGCCATTGGCGGCTGGGCACGGGCAGGCAACGGCAACACCGCACCTTGGCCGTCGGTCACGTCTGGGTTGACTTCCAAATACGGCCAGTTGGTCGTGTTGGCTGTCTTCCACTGAGTCTCGTACCCTTCAAACTGGCCGCCGTAGCCAATGAACGGTGCCTTGGGTGCCAAGGCCAACATCTCTGCTTCTTGGCTTACCCAGTAGTTGTACATGCGCTGGGCATCCTTGGCGTTTCGCACCAAGCCCGACACGTACAAGCGGCCATCGACTTCAAACTCATTGCCGACAATGCGAACTACGGGGATGTATTTCCCCGCCCAATCGCGTTCTTCAAGAATTTCATAACCGTTAATCTTGCAGTATTTAATTTTGACACGATCAGATTCACGAGATTTTTTAGGCTTGCCATAAATTGCTTTCAGTTGTTTGTCCTCTGAGGTGCCTTCAAATGCGGTCACGTTCCCAGGGTACAGGTTAAGCGTTGCTCTGTCGTAGTCTACGTAGTAGTAATCAGCAACGCGGATGGTGTCTTCGGTGAGCCATTGGCTCAAATTTTGGTCGCCCACACCCAGCGTTTGCAAGGTGGTGATGGGCGCGGAGTCGGGGTACATCCGCTGGTATTCGTCTTTGGTGATGTCTTCAGTAATAAAGCACCAATTGGCGTCTGCGCCGGTCGGGTCTTGAATCGTTGGATCCATGTAGACGCTGAATGAGTTGCGTACACGGCCAATCTTGATGTCTTGGTCAAACGTGTTTTCGTCGCAGTATTCGGTCAGGATGCGGATGTAACCTTCGCCGTAGGAGACTTGGTTTTCACACGCTGTATCGTACGCGACGTCAGCATCGCTGATGTATTCGATGTGCCTGACCATGCCGTTGAAGATGTCGGCGACTTCAATGTCTGCGTGGTCGTCGGCTGGAATAACCTTGCCACTTGGGCGGTTTTGCCTTTGGTCATTGGTCACTTGTCTGACGTGCTGGGGTAACTTATTAATCGTCAGGCACGGTCTGGCGTTGATTGTCTGACCCTGCACAGCGCCACGGGTGGCCAACACATCCGCTGGCCATTGCCAGCGATTGTCGGGTGAGCCAGCGTAGAACTTCAGGTCATCAATCTCATCTTGACGAGACTCAGACAGCGCGCCGATGGCCATGTCCAAACGCGAGCGAGCCGTCGCCAAGACATTAGACTCTGAGCCCTTTTGCTTGCCGCCGTTGGCCACAGCACCGGCTGCGGCGATGCCTGTGTAATCTGCCATTATTTTTTCTTTGCGGTTTTAGCCGAATCTTTAAAATCTTTGGCCGTTGGCGCGTTCTTGCTGCCAGGCTTGTTCATCTTCTCGCCAGAGCCCGCTTTGATGCGCGCTTGTTTGGCGTTAATGTTTGCGTAAAGTCCAGGTTTGGTAGCCATATCAACACTTCCATCGTTTAAGGGCTGCTTTAGCGCGTTCGCCGTCTTTGGCGTTGGCTGCTACAGCGCCCATTCTTGCACAAAATGAATCTTTGCGGCCTTGGTCTGCCTTGGTCTTAGGGTTGGGTGCTGGCGCTTTAAGGTTGGAGCCTGTCTCTCGGTTGTACTTCTCGCGGCCTTTGGCCGTCAGGCCAGCGCCCTTGGATGTGGGTAGTTTCTCGCCTCGACCTACTGACAGTGATACTTTTTTTGTCATGATCCCATCCATGATGCGTTGACTCCACCGCCTTGCGCGTTCACGCGGCGGGTTGGCTCAACATATTGCCGATGTGCTACAGGAAACGCAAATGTAACAGCAATCGCGTCGGCTGCATCGGGCGACGCCAACCCACGCGACTTCATGTCTTTCTTCGATTCCAAGAAAATCGTCCCTCTTGAGTCAGGCTTCATCATAGGCGAAATCAGATCCGTTTTCAAAAACCTATCGTTCGGAATTGCCGCCGTCTTGAGCCAATCGCGCATGTCGCCCCACATCTGCGCGCGCATGTTGCCGTACATGATCGGGTTCTTCGCCTTATTCCCAAAGTTCACGCCCTTGATCTTGTACCGCTGCTCTTTCAGCCTGTCCACAATCCCCGCCCCGAGGCCACCTTCGTCGATCACCACCAGCGTCGGCTTGTACTCTTCAATCGCTTCGATCACATGTCCGACCACCGTCATGGTGTCGTCCCCACGGTGGCGCATGATCTTCACGATGTCACGCCCTTGCCGCACCGCGATGACCGTTGCATCCGCGCCGAACCGTGCGGGGTCTACACCGATCACAATCGGCGCGCTCTGATCTTGGTATTTCGTCCGCTTCATCGCGTCGTCCACCAGGCTGGCCCCGATGAACTGATCGTCACCCGCGTTGGGGAACTGACCGTACACCTCAACGTGCGCCTGCGCCGAGTCCGGCCCATATTCCGCGATGATCCGCTCATATACCTGTTTGTCGGTGCCCTCGACCGTGCGCGCATCCACCACTTTCGTGCGCCAGAACTCGCGCTTACTGTTAAACGCTTCGTAAAAGTACCCAGTGTTGCGCCGTGGGTTGGAAAAAGCCAGCCAGAAGCGATTTGGCGTATTTTCTGTGAAAAAACCGCCAGTAACCGCCCAAATTGAGTCGTCAATACCGCTGGCTTCGTCAAAAATTACCAACACACCATCAAAATTGTGCACACCAGCGTATGCATCGGGGTTTTCCGCTGACCATAAGCGCCCTTCGACGCCCCAGTAGCGTGTGCCCTTCCTTAAATCCCGCTCCACAAGCTCAGTCAGCCACTTGGCAGGCATGACTCTTGTTGCTGAGATTTCAAACCAGTGGCTGTTGATCGACATTGCTAGCCACTTGGTGATCTCGGCCCATGTGACCGACCGCAGTTGGGACTCACTGTTGGCCGACACGATGGTTGTCGAGCCGATTCTGGTGGATATCATCCAATCCACCAACCAACTGACCAGCGCCGACTTGCCAATACCACGGCCAGACGATATTGCCTCTTGCAACACGTCAAAGTCCAGCTTGCCTTGGTTCAACTTGATGTGTTCGGCCACATCCAGCAGCACTTCACGCTGCCATTTGCGCGGCCCTTGAAAATGCTCCAGCGGTGTGCCCTTGACACCCCACGGGTAGGTGAACATCACAAACGCCAGCGGGTTGTCCCTGATGGCTGGACTCCAAAGCCTGGACATAAGTTCTTGCTCGTCTTCAGCGCTGTAGATAGTGTTCTGCATTAACTTAGCGCGCTCTAGGTATAGATTTTAAATACACCTCGGCTTCTTGAGGTGATCGTATTCCAACTGCGTCGGGGTTTTGACCTGTCTGCCGCATAAAATATTCTTTCCATGCAGTTGGGTGAGTTGGAGACTTTAGCATTTCGCCCGTTGGCAAAGATGATGGCCAATGAAATCTGTTTTTATCGTAAGGGTCGCGTTCAGGTTGGATACCTGCTTTCCATGCCGCGCGGTAATCATATTCAGAATCATTAAGATCAGGTTCTTCGTTATATTCATTACGAAATTCTTTATACCAACCTGTGGATTTAATCCAGTTTTGAAACGCGGATTCTTCATCAGCGTTTAACTTAGGCGTTGCGCGCTGCGTAGGTGCAGAAGCTAATCCGCTTAAAGCGTTTACCGGCGCGGGCGCTAGATTATTTGTTAGCTGTGGCATATTGCTCTACCTTGTGTTCCAGTGTTGGACTCGGTTCGTGAGCGATCACGTCGATAACCCGCGACTCCGCTTGGCGCAGCGCGCCGATGATGCTGATGCGCTGGTCAACATCTATGCTGATGGATTGCTTGGCCACCCAGCCGTGTGAGTGTTGCAGTATGGCTAAGGCTGCTTTGGCGTCGCCTTCCCTGGCCGCTTTGTGCAGGCAGGTGGACATCTCCAGTTCGCCGTCGGCTTTGCCCTTAAGCGCCGCCATGTCCGCTATGGGATCCAACTCGCACAGTTGCCGGTACTCGGTCGGCAACATGCCGGACGCTAAGGCCAATGCGTCGCCCTTCAAGCCCAGCTTGGCGGCGTCGTAGATTTTGTTCAAGCGCGCTTCGGTTGCGACGACCTTGCGCGGCTCAAAAGGTAGGCTGTGAAATGTCATGTGCGAAGTGTAATGGGTGCTGGCGCAGGGAGTTCTGAGGTATGCCAAGACTGAGGAGCAGTATGAGTCCCAGGTGCTATGCGCCAGCGATTGGAATATACCAAACTGTGGGTCATGTGGGCTATTTAAAAATAAAAAAAAATTGTTCGTGAAACCTCCGTCACCGTTGGCCATTGGGCGCGGGCCCTACCCCCACCCCCTATGTTAGTGAGCACTTACTTACAGCAGCCTGGTTAGTGAGCACTTACTTACAGCCGCTAAGTTAGTGTCTACTAACTTGTCAAATTTATATGTTAGTGCGTACTAACTTGGTGAAGTGAGTGCTTACTAACTTAGCCATGCGAAGTGAGTGCTTACTAACATCGGGCTGGGCTGATGGCCATTTGACGCCAGTTAGTGGCCACTAACATCATGGCCATATACTTATCAAAAGCATAATGTAGGCAATGTAGGCAATGTTGTCATATGTTTTTAGTCGCTGGCGAAACGGCGTGCACGTACCTATTCTATAACTATATAGTATTACTTTTTAATCTGCTAAACGAATACAGAAAAACATGACAATATGACCTACAAACATCAAAAAAGTCAACGGCCATATGACTTTTTTGTAGGTCATTCGGCACGTTTTCAAACTGCCCACGGTTTGCCAATATTGCCTACAAAAAATAGGGTAAACCCCTAGAAAATAATTGTTGACAATTGCAAGGCAATACCTTACATTAATTTGTGCGCGCGATTTTGTGCCCACACAATCAACTAAACGAAAGCCACACAATGAACGATACACTTTTAAATCAATACGACATGGTCGAAAGTCAATTAGTCGCGCTTTATAGCGCCATTACAAATGAAATGGCCATTAAAGGCATGGCCAGCGACGAATACGACGCGCTATTGACCCAGCGCCGCACGGTCAAAGATTTATTGTGGACCGTGCGCGATACTTTGCGCGCCGCCGCGCCGGATCTATACACTGATTTTTAATCACACCGGCCAGCGCGCAGCTGGCCGATTCTCTCAAAATCAACTAAACGAAAGTAAAAATCATGACTAAAATTCTAGGATATATCGCATATGAAGGCCCGAGCGAAATCGACGGCGCGCCTATTGTCGTCATTGTCAACAAGATTAATGGCGACTCTAAAAACGACAAGACCGGCGCGATTGTGCAAACATTTATTATCCGCTCCGATATCACGCCCATGGCCGCAGTGCAAAGCGGCGACGACGTGGCCATATGTGGCGATTGTGAACACCGGCCAGCGCTGGCCAAAAAAACCGGCGCAGCGCCGTGTTATGTACAGGTAGGAAAATCGGTGCAATCGGTTTATCACGCATACAAGCGCGGCCGATACGTCAAAGCCGATCCGGCCACAATCGCCAAAGCCTTACAAGGGAAAATTGTGCGCCTGGGCACGTATGGGGATCCATTCGCCGCGCCCGTGGGCATGTGGAATCAAATTATTAGATATGCAGCCGGTCACAGGGGTTACACGCATCAATGGGCGCGCGCCGATTTTGACGCGGCCGCATGGGCCCCGCTTGTTATGGCCAGCGCGGACACAATCGACCAGGCCGCGCATGCAAACCTATTGGGCATGCGCGTATTCCGTGTGTCGATAGGTGTTGATAAACAAGCGGCCGAGACGGTTTGCCCAGCGAGCGCCGAGGGCCAGCGCCGCTCCACATGCGCTAAATGTACATTGTGCGCCGGTACTAGCATTCAAGCGCGCGATATCGTTATCGCAGATCATGCGGCCGGTCATGCGCGCCGCGTTATAACCCTGGCCGTTATCTAATATTCGACTGCATGCGGCCACACCGGCCGCATGCGGGCGCGTATTGCGTCAATCAACTAATCGAAGGGTAAACAATGAAAAAACTGACATTTAATATCAGCGACAAAGTCGCACTAGCTCGCCACGTGGTGGCGCGCACTGGCCACAATAAGATCGACGCCGACGCGCGCGGGCGCGTGGTGGCCGTCGAAGGCGCGGTGGTGGCCGTCGATTTTGCGGGCACGTGGAAAGCTCACGAAAACGGTAGCACCGTGCGCTGCTTACCGGCGGCCAATTTGACAAAAATTATGGCCAACGGGGTGATATATGACTATTAAAATTATGATTGCAAAATATAAGGGTACATGCGCGCGCACCGGCGCGCCGATCCGGCCAGGGGATCAGATTCAATATGACACGGCCACGCGCCAGGCATGGATCACGGATGAGGATGAATTCAGGCATGCGGAGCCGGAACCGGAGGAAATCTACTTAGCCCGCGCGCGTGGCGCGTACGTGTCGCACCTGTGGAATAACGGCGGGCGCGAATACTTTCAAAATAAGCGCGGGCGCTGTATCGACTCGCCATGCTGCGGGTGTTGCAATATATGATCGATAAACCCGAAACCCTACGCGAAGCGCTCGAAGCGCTTATTTTCTACGTGGACCAGGCAGCGCCTGATTTACCGGATACGGCCAGAATCGATGGCCTAGCGTATGCAATGGACCGCGCGCGCGAAGCGCTGGCCAGGGAGGCCACACAATGACCTACTACACACATAAGGCCCAGGCGCAAGCGCTGGCCGATGAGCTGGCCATGCAAGAGCGCGACGCGTGGAGCTATCAAGTACACGGGAGCCCGCGCGGCTTCTATGTTGCAGTTTTTGACGATGACAATCACTTTTTGGGGATTCTATGACACGCGTTGAAAAAATTGTTTATTTGGCCGCGCTGGCAGTGCTGGCGCTTGATTTATTTATCTGGAGAATCTAAACATGAAAACCATCACACTAGGGAAAACCCGTTATGTCGTGCGCGACGGGCGCGACGACATTATGGCCGCGCATGCTAAGTGCACCGGCAAACATAAGGTGGTCAAGTCTAAAGGGGCCGAAAAGCGCTTTTATCCGGTCTATTGGAACGGCGACTCGACGGCCGAATACGTGGCCGAATACGAAAAACTTAATAAGAAAATTATGCCGTGGGACTGGCAGGCGCTGCGCGCCGAGCCGTGCCTGCTGCCGGTCGGCGAAGATGCTGCATGGGAGGTCGATCATGCATCAGATATTTAAGCAGGCGCTGGCACCGTGGGCACCGGTGACGCCCGCGCCAGGCGTCGGGGAATACGTCTTTGAATTCGATCACCCGAACGGCGACGTGTTGACGTGCCATCTGGAATACGACGCGGGCGACCCCAGCGAGCCGGAGCGCATGACGCTGGTTAATGCTTACTTGGGCGCGGTTGACGTGCACGGGTTGCTGCCGCTGCCGATAATCGACCAGATCGAAGCCGAGGCGCTGGGGCACTCATGGCCGTGATCTGCGCGGCCTTGATTGCCGCTATACTTGCCGTGCTGCTAGGTCTCTAAAGCAGTTGCCTAAACTTTACGGGCCCCTCACGGGGCCCTTTTTTTATGTCGACGCCGTAGGCGGCGGCATTACCCTTCGACCATGTCGCGCAGGTCGGACTTACTAACGCGCGTATGCTCGGGGGCGCAGTAAATGTGCTTTTTGGTGCTGTAGGTGCGCGACGCGACGCGGCCACAGTCGATCCAATTAGCTTCTTTAAGTGCATGCAATAGCGCGGCCTGTACGATTTTCACGCCCCCAGGCGCGTACCCTTGCAAGCGGTCGCACAGGGCGTGGAAGGGCGACGCGATGACCCCACGGGAAAACTCACCCACACGGCGGCGCATCTGGTCAACCAGGAACGACTCGGCGGTTGACATGCCGTGCTCGACCATAATCGCTTTGGCCTCGGTCATAGGGGGCGGCGCGGTTGGGTTCCATGCTGACACGTCACGGGTGTGCAAGTAATGGGCGACGGCCTCAAAGCCCGCGCGGTGCTGGTACCAGTTCCACAAGGCCACGGCCTGCGCCTCTGGTAGTTTAGATGCCGCACACCAAATGACAAACCATCTGCGGTCTTCGCTGGGTAACGAGATGGCCACGCGCTCATTGGAGAATGCAATCACGAACACGCGGTTCAGGGCGTAGTAGGGGTGCAAACCCTTACGGTTGACCATCAGGTACTCGGGGGGCGCGGCGATGATGGGCTTGAGGGTATTCTCAAGGGCGCGGCGGTCTTTGGCCTCGGCTTGGCGTAGCTCGGCAATCTCCATCACTTCGCACTCGAGCGCATAACCCCACTGCGAATTCAAATCTTCGTTTTTGACCAATGAGCAATTGGCTTTGGCGTTGCCGCCGATAGCCCAAAAGAAGGGGGCGAAGAGGGTATCTTTGCCTGATCCGTGGTTGCCGCCCATTAGGATAGCGTGGTTGATCTTGTGCGTTGGGAATTGCACCTTATGGGCCAGCGCGTTCAACAGGTGCTCGCGCTCAAACTTCTCAGGGATCATGCGCTCGACGTGCGCCAGCCACGGGCTGACGTCACCAGGCGCGGGTTTGGGGCGGGCGTTGCGCCAGCGGTTGCCGTAGACCATGCCTTCGCGGGCGACCAGAATGGATTCACCGGCGGCGTAAGTGACGCCGACCAGCGCCTTGGCTCCCTTGGCTTGGCGTAACTCATCAAACGACGTGCTGGCTTCAATGCGGCGCTTGGTGTTGTGGACTGACTTGCAATCTATGTGACGGAACAGGGCGTTGAAGGTGTACCGGCTGATTTCGCGGCGGTCTTGCATGTCGAAGAACGCATCATCTACTTGGATATACGCGAACCGCTCAAACCAGTCATTCTTTTCAATGCGGCCAAGCTCTTTGCGCTCGACCTCGGCGATCACCCGCGCGGCTTCGTTGGGATACTGGACAGTTGGGGTGAGCTTAGACAGCGCCGAGTCCATCGCCTGCGCCAGTAGTTCTTCACGCAAACCTGGGGTGTGGCTGGGGCCGTCATTGTCGGCCACCCATTGCAGGAACATGCGCGAATCGAAGTCCACGCAATGCGAATGCAGGCAACAGTAGGCGCGGTTGGCGGGCATGTACCGGCCTTCAGGGTTGCCGTCGGTATGCTCGGCACCATTGGGGCAGATCACGCCTGCCCAGCCTTCGCCGTTGGGTCGGGACAGTAGCAGACCCTGCTCGGACAGCCACGCCATTACGTCGTCGGCACCGTCGTCAGACAAGCGGATCGGGCGCAGGGTCAGCGAGTCGGGCTCAACTGGTGTGACACCCAAGGCGAAGCAGATGTCACCTAGCGTGAACTCACGGTCGGGGTGGAACTCGACCAAGCGCGACGCAAACATGTTGCGCTCGGGCTTCAAGTTAACAGAGCCTGGGAGCCTGAAGTTGCGAACGGGGTTGCAAGCGCCTGGGTCGGTGTAGCCTGCATCGGCGATGGCGCGAATGGCCGCGCTGAACTCGGCTTTGGTCGGTTGGTCAACGAAGGCGTAGCCCCACTGGAACGACCCTTCGGACGTTTCCATGACCCACGTCGGGGCGATGGGTGGGACTTTGGACTTGGTGCCGATGTCGTCCAGCATCATGACAAGGATGTACTCGCAGTTGGCTGCGGACGCCGACACGCGGCCATCGGCAAAGCGGTCAACGACGAAGCTGGCGGTGTTGGCGTACCACGCTTGGCCAGCCCTGGTGCCCTTGGTCGGCAGGTGCGCTGGCCATGTGCACTTGACTGCGCCGTCGGCGTGGAGTTGAATCTGGCCGTCTTTTAATTGTGGTTTTTGGTGCACAATAAGTGCAGTCTCACCAACTGGGGCGAGTTTTGTGATAAAGTCCAAGAATTCCAAGTTAGTGCTCCCTTACAAGCCCGCCTGCCAGCGGGCTTTTTATTTGCCATATCTCGACATGATTGCCACCTCTGCGCCAAGGGGTAAACCCTTAGCCCACTCGGGCGGCGTACACATCACCTTTTTAAGCCGCTCGGCCATCTCTTCTGGCCGGTCGGTTTCTAACACTATCTCGTCATGCACATGCAAGACCACGTCGTCAAGCTGGCGCAGCGCGTGGCGCAGCAGATCGTTGGCGGTGGCTTGGGTGATATTCTCACACGCCAACCCTTTCCAAAGCCTTGCGCGTGGCCACTCAGTCGCGTCTGCTGCCGGTTTCCAAGCGGCCTTGGCGTAGGTTACACCATCGGTTTCCAACTTGGCAAACGGGTAGCACAAGACTCGACCGGAGGGCAAAGCGTACCAGAGATGCTGGCCGTCAAACAGGTAGGTAACCCGCCCCACGCTGAACTCATGGCCTTTGTTTCGCATGGCGCGGGTGTAGGCGTCTTCCAAGTCTTGCCAGTAAGGCACCGACCACGGGTTTGCCCGTCTCCATGCGTCCACCATGCGCTTGGCATCCGACTCGGGCAGGTTCACGCCGTAGGCGCGACCCATCGCGGCAAAGGCACCGATGCCACCGGCAAAGCCGCAGGCCAACTCTTGAACCTTACCGATCTGGCGCTGCTCGCCGTTGACTTCGGTCACGGCCACGCCAAAGGTGGCAGCGGCGTTGACCTTGTACACATCCTCGCCCTTGGCAAAGATGGCCAGCTTGCGCTCACCGGCGGGGCAGTTGGACAGCCAAGGATTGGCGCGGGCTTCGATGGACGACCAGTCGGCCACGACCAGGTGCTTGCCCTTAGCCGGTATCAGTGCGGGCCGGAGCATTCCTTTGAGGACATCAGTAACGCGCTTTCCAAATTGTGGAACAATTGAATGGCCTCTGACCATTGCAGTTCTAACGTCCTCGGGCGATTTGGCGCACTTGCGAGTGAAATTGTGAACCTGGGCTCCGTAGCTTGACGCTCGACCTGTCGCAGATCCTCCAGCAAACACGAAAGCTCCTCGGACTCGGTTGTCCTCGACGTCTGCAAGAGATGCAAGGCGGCTAAACTTCGCAACCGAAGACGCCCATAGGTCGTCCGCACATTGGATGACCTCGGCAACAGCGGGCGGTATCTCATCTGGGTTCTCCATCGCAAGCAAGTTGGCTCGCACAGTCTTGTCAATCGAATACTTCTTCTCGCCGTCTTTGTAGGTTTCCATGAGTTTGAGCGCCTGCGCCCCTACGCGGTCGATCACCCACTGACGCATCTTAGGCGACCTGACGCTGGTGATCTCGCCCTCGGTCACTTCGGCCACGATCTGCTCAATCTCGACCAACTCATCGCTGGCAAACTTGACGGCGGCGTTGCACAGGGGCACGTCTACCAACACGCCACGGTCGTTGATCCGCTCGTTGACGTGGTAGTCCTCAACCTCTTGTATGGACAGTGGGCGCAGGGCCTTGCTGATCGACCGCATCGCGCGCACGTCTTGCTCGCAATAGTCAATCATCTCGGCCATGAGCGCAGGGTCTTGCCTGAAGGTGCCGTCGGCCTGTGGGATCGACAGCAAGCGGATCAACTGCGCGCCTCGGTGGCTTTTCTTCATGGACGCGCCAGCAAACCGGCCAACGTCTTCAAGCGACCCAGGCGCGCAGTTCGCGCGGGCTTGTGTTGCAGTGCAGTAGAACTGCTCCAGCTTGAAGTTGATCTGCAAGACATACCAAAAGATCAGGCGTTCAAACGCGGCGTTGTGAGCGTAGATAGGGCCGTTGTACTGCGCTACCCATGAAGGAAATGGCGTGTCAGGCGTCCACGTTCGCACATCATCGTCGCCAAAGGCGTAGGACATGCACAGCACATTGGTGCTGGGGTCTTGCGCGTAGTTGTAAACGCCGTGCTTGGGCAGGTCGCAACGGCTGCGGGTTTCAAAATCGCACCAAAGAGTCATACGTGAGCCCATCGCACTGTGCGGCCTTTGTCGCCCCCAGCTTTACGCTCTGGCGTCATCCAAGTACCGTGACGCACGGCGTCACCAATATTTTCTGACCGCGTACCCCAGCATAGATTTTCAAGTCGATTATCTGCGGGATCGCCATTTAAATGACGGCATTCATGTTTAGCAGGCGCAGCGCCAACAAAAGCCAACAGAACTAGCTTGTGAACGCACTGACTATTTCCGCGCCCCAAAGCCACACTCAAATGACCGCTGGGCATACGACCTGGGCGCAAAATGCGGCCTTGTGGATATCGTTGAAAAGAACGAACGCGTCCTTGATCACTGACTTCGTATTTGCCGTCGCATTCAGGCACAAGTTTCCAGACTTCCATAAGTGTCTCCTTTCCAATGCCGCCTGTCACGCGGCATCAGGAAGATTACTCTTGCGTAGGTGGCGCAGGCATCTGCGCTTGGGCTTGCATTCGGATTTTGTCCATCAGCGAAGCGAGCAACGCCATCACAGCGTTGATTTCTTGCACGTCAAGGTCTAATCTCATGCTGACCTCCGGCGACGGCCTGCTGCGGGCGCTGGCTCTTCAACCTTGGGTGCAGGCTCAGGCTCGCCGTCCATGCTGACCCACTCGACCACCTCAAACACAGGCGTGTAAATCTTGCCGTAGCTCTTGTGAGCATAGTGGTCTTTACGCAGACGCACGATGGCCACTGGCTTGGCTTGATCCTTATCGACCTGTTCGGCCAACGCAACAGCGATGGACTGAACCGCTTTCTTGCCGCCCACTGACGTGGTGGTGTACCGCGCTTCCATTCCCTTGTCTTCGCCGCTGATGCACTTCAAGCTCAGGCCGACCTGTGTTTCCCAGCCTTTCTTAGCACCTGGGGGCGCTTCGTCGAGTTCAGGCAACGGCTGGCTGACGCTGGCCATCTTCTCGGCCAACACCTCACCATCGCCCCAAGCAATGAAGCCGTGGACAAAGGAAAAGGGGTTGATCGCCCACTTGCTGTCGTCTTCAACTTCGGTCTGATCGGCACCGAAGACCCAGTGACCAGTCTTATCCATTTTGAGGATAGCTGTACCGGCAGGGCCGACATCGGATTGGATCGCCCGCAGTGCGGATGACAGGGTGGAGACTGCGGGCAAGCCCGCTTGAGAGAACGCTACTAAATTGGACATTTGTTTTCCTTATTGGATTTTAAGAAGGGCGGCAGTTAACTGCTTCCCGATTTGCAACACTGCCGGACGGGGATCGCTCTCCACCGCCAATGTTGTGCCTGAAGACACTGACACGACAAGATCGTCGGGCAGCATCAACTTGCGCTTTTTGAGTTCCTTCTCCGCTTGCGCTGGAGAAACCAACTCAGGTTCTTTGTGGGGCTCAATGCCCAGTTTACGTAACTCTACATGAGCTTTTGCTTCATCCACCCACTGACGTGTGCCACGCTTGGCCACCAGTTTATACCCAGGCACTGGCGCGCCGCTATCCAATATTTGATGCGCCAGCGCGCGCAAGTCTTTGATCCATTCTTCCAGAATGTCAGCGTTGGCCAAGTACGAGCCCAGCGTCTGCACGTCGAAGCCATCGACTTGCGCCTTGAGCGCACGGTCAACAGCGCCGGTCATCTGCGGGCAGATGGGCTTGGCCGCGCACCAACGGCAGTGGTCACCGATCTTTAGCTCGGCATTCGGTTGCTGCGCTAACTTGACGGCCTTGACCAAGTCTTTCTCAAACTCGGCAATGCGAGCAGGTGTGGTCACCCAACGCTTGACCTGTGGTGGCTGCACGATCACCATCTCAATTTCTTCAACGTCAATAAACGCCCACTTGGTTTCTTCGGTACGCATGGCCGCAGCGGCGTAGAACATCAACTGTTCGTTTTCTTCTACATCAACAGCAACACCATCACCAAACTTCCAATCGAGAACAACTGCGCGATTACCGATGCGCCCGATAAGATCAGTGCTACCAAATACGCCAGGCAGTAAATCACCAAAGCCAACGCGAGTTTCAGCTTCAATTTCCATCTCCTTGTTGGGGTCGATCACGTCAAGCGCCGCCAATGCAGGCATCAGCTTGTTGTCAATCAAATCAAGCGTCAGCACTTGATCGTTGTATTTTGTGCCAAGCCATGTCTCGGGGGGTTTGTCTGACATCACTACTTCAGCAATGACGTTGTGCAACAGTGTGCCTTCGTCGGCGTACTTGCTACTGGGTTGGGGCGGCATCTTCTGCACTAGGGCTACAGAGCCTGGGCAATTCATAACGCGCTTGGCGGTTGAGCCGCCGACTATCTTACTGTGATTCATCTTTAGTTTCCTCTTTAGTGTGGACTGTAATGGTGTAGGGTAAGTTCCAGTCATTACCCACGATGCGCTCAAATTTTACGTATGGCGCAATCTCGTTTTTAATGTGATCCAAGATGATTTGCTCGATCTCGGCGCGGGTGAATTCTATTTTCATTTGACTGTCCTTTAGTTGATTGAGACTGAACTATAGCATAGAAAATAAAACTGTGCTAAACTTTTTGACATGAAAGAAAAAATAGTTGAAAATCATTTCGTGTGGGCAGTTGAGCGCGCTGGTGGCAAGACGTACAAGTTCACGTCGCCAGGGCGCAAAGGTGTCGCTGACAGGATTGCGTGTTTGCCCGACGGCAGCACATGGTTTGTGGAGTTGAAGACCAAGGGCGGCAGGCTGTCAGCGTTGCAGAAGATGTTCATGTCGGACATGACGCTGCTGAACCAACGGTATATGTGCCTGTGGACGATAGATCAAGTAGATGAGTGGATTAAAAGTGCAACTTAGACCCTACCAAAATGAAGCCGCTGACTTCTTGTACGAGCGCGACCGAGCCATGATCTTGGCACCTGTTGGCGCTGGCAAGACAGCCATCACGCTGACGGCCATGCAGGACATGCTCTTTAACGAAGAAGTGGGGCGCTTCCTAGTGCTGGCACCCAAGCGCGTCTGCACTGACGTGTGGCCAGTCGAGCAACCCAAATGGGCACCGTTTCACGAAATTGCAGTGGCTGTGGGCACACCCAAGCAACGGCTAGATGCGTTAAATTCTGACGCCCGCATTGTGGTCAGCAACTACGACAACATCCAATGGCTGGCCGAGCAGGCGCTAAACTTTGACGCCATTGTGTTTGACGAACTGACGCGCTTGAAGAACCCGTCTGGCACACGTTTCAAGGCGTTGCTCAAGGTGCTGGAGCCCATGACCATTCGCTGGGGCTTGACCGGCTCCTTCACCAGCAACGGCTTGGAAGATGTGTTTGGCCAGTGCAAGATCGTTGACCAGACTTTGCTTGGCCGCTCCAAAGGCGCGTTCATGCAGCAGTATTTTGTGTTGATCAACAAGGAGTTTGGCGAGTGGGCACCGCGTGTCGGTGCGCTGGCCAATGTCATGGCGCGCATCAAACCGGCGACCTATGTGTTGGAAGCTGGCGATTACGCCGACAAGCTGCCGCCGCTGCATGTGATTGAAGTGCGTTGCGATCTGGACGACCGCAAGCCCTACGAGAAGATGAAGGCTGACTTTCAGGCGCTGGACGTCACGGCCATCAACGCGGGCGTGGTGACGGGCAAGTTGCAACAGATGGCCAGCGGGTTTGTGTATGACACACGCAAGCAAGCGTCTGACGTGCCAGGGAAGTTCATCGTGACACAGACGCCAGTGTGGTTCAGTGCCCATAAATTTGACCGACTAGAGGAGTTGTTAAATGAAAATCAAAGAGCAAATACGATCATTGCTTACACGTATCAAGAGGAGTTGGCAGAGCTTAAACGCCGCTACCCCCGAGCCCAAACCCTTGACGATAAGGATGCCATTCAACGCTGGAACGCTGGGCAAATCGAGTTACTACTCGTCCATCCAAAGTCAGCAGGCCACGGGCTCAACCTTCAATTTGGCGGGTGCAAAATTATTTTCTTGTCCCTGCCTTGGTCGCTGGAACTGTATGAGCAGACCGTTGGCCGCTTGCACCGATCCGGTCAAACGCGCAACGTTTGGTGTTACGTCATGCTGACCAACAAGACTATTGACGAAAAAATTTGGGGTGCGCTACACGACAAGCGCGCGGTGTCGGATATTGCAATGGAGGAACTGAAATGAGTGTACGTTTGAACAACTGGAAGACGCAGTTAAAAGCTGAGAAGTCTATACAGAAAATTTATCAGCGAGACTTTAACGCCGCCTGGCGCAAGTTGAGTAAGAGCATGACGTTAGTTAAAAAACTGGAGGACAAAGTTGCAACTCACTTGGCGAAAATTAAATGAACAACTCAAGACCTTTGACGAAGACAAGGTGTTGGAGATGCTGACCCATGAACGGGCAAACGCCAGACGTGTGGTGGTGTTGGAGAGACTGCACCAACGCTACACCACGCTGAGAGCGTCCCGTGAACGTATTGAACTTTTACATGAGGCAACGCAACCATGATTGAAGCAATTAAAAATTTTTTTAGAAAAGACCAACAGATTGTCGAACAAGGTCTTGTCTGGCGTTGCACACGTTGCAACATGATTTTTCTAACCAAATCAGCCGGAGATGAGCACAAATGCCAAGACCCAAGAGTGAATTGACTGGCGTGGCCAAGAACGTCGCTGTGCGGTTGATACCGGCGCATTACGCAGAATGGAAGCGTTTAGGTGGTGCCAAGTGGCTGCGCCAGATGCTGTCGCAAAGTATTAAGGAGAAGCACGATGCCAGCGTTTGAAACTTGGGAGCGTGAGAACTTAATTAAGTTTGCTGCCGAAGCATACCAAAAGATGCAAGAGCAGCACGACCTGATACAGCAGTTGCAGAACGATGTGAAAGACGCCATCAAGGCATACAGGGAGTTGATCAAATGAGCTATATCGTGGCATCGCTGCCGCCAGTTAAATGTTTTGTCAAGCGTGAGTTTCTCTACAACGACCACAAAGGTCACGGTGAGTTGGAGCCAGCTATCTGGGTGAGCCTGAAAGCCTTGCGTGGCCAGGTGTTTCGCATTGAGTCGCTGCTGCCAGCATATGGTGCGCTGTACGACAAGCTGCCCATCCACGCGTATGTGTGGAAGGAAGACGCCAGTGACTTGCCCATTGACACGCTACAGTTGTGGGACTGCATGGGTTACAGATTCACCATCATTGAGAAGATCGGCCTACGCAACCTGGGCGTGAAGTTTTTGGGTAAGGACAAGCAGTGGCACTTTGGCCGCTATCTGTTCACCGTGGACTTCTGCGCTGATGAGTTAACGCTGGACACTGGCTTTACTGAACAGGCCGAAGAGCATAAGTCCTTTAACTGGATCATGTTGGACAACGGCCAGTTTGCTTGTCAGCCCAACAACAGGTGCCTGTGGTATGACCAGAGCCTGATTCCTGCTGAGACAAAGTTTCCCGACTTCCAAGCGGCTCAAAGACTGTGGACGGTAGACGGCACACGCAAGTGGTCAGCAGGCGATGATTGGTTCTACGACATCAAGGAGAAGACATGATTGCTACCATATTTGTGCTGTTCATCGGCGCTATCATTGGCGTCGGTGGCATCATTGCGTTTCTGTATTTCTTCGCTGACTAGACGTTGCGCTCAAAGTGCGGGCAGTCCACCAGGTTGGAAAAATAACCGCCCCACCGATTTTTTGGGTGCAGTGATTCCCAATAAATGCCCAGCGGCTCAATGATCTTTCTATTCCAAACAATCTTGCCATCTTTAAAAAAGTTTAAGTCCATTGCACATCGCTTCAAGTGAATAGAGTTCATTGTCTTGCTACGGCCTGTTTTGAAATAGATGGCCTGTTGTTCTGGTGTACGTGCAAGCTCCCCGCCTGTCACCTTGAAGCCTTGTTTTGTGGCATATTGGATAAGTTCACACACGTCTAACAGGAAGGCTGCTTGTTCATCTGATAAGCTCATTTTTTCCTCATTTCTGCAAGTTTCTCAACCGTGCGACCGCCAAAGTAAGCGCCCATGATCAACATGCCCCAATTGCCCAGCAGCGTAACGTAGGACTCATTGGCGTTGTATCCAAAGGCAGACATCATGGCAAACAGGAAGTAGCCCAAGAAGATGGCAATTAATGACATAGGGCGTATGTTTTTGGACAGCCAAGAATCACTGGACATATCAGCTTGCCAGCGGTCTGTGACGTTATCAGCATCACTCTGTGCAGCCTTTGCCAACAGATCAAGTTCAGCTAGTTCCATCTTGGCTTTTTCAATGCCTAGCTCAAGCAAACGCTCTTCATGGTCAAACTGGAGCTGGCGCAGCTTGGCAACATCCTCAGAAGTCGGCGCATCAGGTATTTTTACGCCTAACGTCTTTTCGACTACGTCTTTGCCTTTGGCTTGAATGGCGCTGGAGAGCAGCCCTAAACCGTTTTCGGCTAGTGTGCCGAGCAATGATGCAAGTATTGGGAGCATTATTTTTCCTTTGCTTTGTCAATCAATTTCTGAACAGCTTTTTGCTGTTGTTTGTTTTCTTGCTGAACAACTAGCATATCAAAATACATTGATGCCATCAAATATAAAAACAACGGCAAAATTAACATTATCACAACCAAACAAATTAAAAAAACTACTTGTCCATGCTCATTTGTTTTATCGACCAAAGCATCAGGTGGAGGTATATAGTAACTGTCAGAACTGCTGCGATTATTAGCGCCTTGTCTTGTAAGTTGTTGAGATTTTTTCTGCGTTGCCATTTGAGTTGTAACTCCGCTTGACGTTCCAGTTCAATCTGTTTTTCGTTTTCCTCGTTCAGTTTTTTATATTCTTCTTCAAACCGTGACCAGACTGCACCTAGTGCTGGGTCTGTGTGGTAGGTCAAAAACTCACGCAATTCTACTGACTGTCGTTCCAACTCAATCTGGTGAAACACATTCTCAAGTGCCTGTGCTTTCATTGATTTGGTTTTTGGTGGGTCAAGCTCTTGGCGCTTAACTTCTTTTTTTATTTCTTCATGCGAGTCAAAGAATTGTCCAATGAATCCTGAGATTTCCTTGGTTATCTTGTAGAGGTCTGTCCCCGCAGCTTTGGCATCCTTATACAGAGCCACACCTTGCTTAATTCCAGCAATTGCAGCCAGTGCCAGTGTGATAGGTTCAATTTCACGCGCCTATTAATTTACTGACAATCACACCCACAAAGCCAGGGCCGAGCAACACCGCGCCGATCACAACGTAGAGCAGATACTCTATGCGCGTCATGCGCTGCTTTCCAGCCTCTAGTTTCTCTTCAATATTCTTGTATCGCTCATCGCAAGATGCCTGGTGAGCATAAAAGTCTGTCTCTAAACTCATGCAACTGGCTCAGTGGGTGTTACTACTACGGCTGCTGCCTCTGCAAGTGCTTGCTGTGCTACTGCCGCATCATGTGCAGCTTGCTCTTCAGCGGTGTACTCAACTTGAGAGACTACGCCTGTTTCGCAATTAACTACGATTCTGTGTGTCATGATGTCACCTTTGGATACTTAGCCTTTACCGCAAGACAAGCAGCAATGTACGCATCAATCTGCGCTTGATCGCCTTTGACTACACCATCAAGGTAGTCAGTCATAGGGGGGTACTCTGATTGGCGTTTGGCTTTGTATGCGTTAGGGTCAACCCATGCGTTAACCGCATTCATGTCAAGGTCAACTTTGTTGCCATCAACATCAAACGCTTTATCTTCCACAGTCTTAACAACTTGTGAATAGAGTGCATAAACAGCTTGTACATTCATCCTGCCACCTCATAAATTGTCATTGTTGATGCCATTACGCCACCCATTCTTGCCGAACCCAAAACACCATTTATTGTTATCGTTCCTGCGGAACCGCCTCCAGCACGAACCCTAAATGTTGTTGAAGAAGTTGTACCCGCAGTCATTTTGTAATTAAATGTTTGCGGTATTGTTATGCTGGCCGGTGGTTGTGCCACTACTGCCGCCAATCCGTTAACAGTTGAATCTTGAAACAATGCAACAATAATATTATCACCGCCACTAAAAGCGGTGACCAAAGTAACTTGAATTATCAAACTGTTGGTTGCTGATGATGGTGTAATTGCTAATGTCATAAACTCAGTACCCTCAGTTATTTGAGGAATAGTGTTATCAAATGGTATACTTGTTGTTCCTGTTGCCACTGCGCCAGTGGCAAATGTAGCAACCTGAATCACCTTTGCAGATGACGCTTGCACCGCAGATGATGCCCCTGCGACTACTGGGTAAGTGATACCCGCTGAACCATCAATTATTGTGCTCATGCCCATGTCCCCACGTTAGTCGCTGCGCCTGATGCGGAAAGCGGATTGATTCGGATGTAGCTACCAGCGACTGTTGAATATGGACCAACAGAGCCGGGGGTAAAAGCTAGCGTGTACTGCGGAATGAATGTGCCGCCAGCGTTGACTGACACTGTGCCTTTAATTACATGTGAGTTAAACGTAGCGGCAGCAGTTAAAGCATTAATAGATGTTGTTGCTGTTGTTGTATTTGAAAGAAAACCAAACGCAGTTGCTGTATTTTGTGCAGGTATTGTTCCACCGTTAGCCACCACAAGACCAGTATATCCAATGTTATTTATTGTTGCAGTACCACCAAATCCAAGTTGAAAACTATGCGATGTAGTTCCCGCTGATTTGCTAAAAATAGCAAAAA